CGGCAGGCGCGACGATTGCGCTGTATCTGGCGTATCTCCAGGCGGATGGCACGACATACGGGTCAGGAGAAATGGCGTCGGCCGGAACGATCACGCGCGCCCCGGCCATGGTCCCGATTACCAGACAGATTCAATCCACTGCGGCGACGACGCTCATGTCTGCGGATTTCATCGGCATTCAGATCGCGCCGGGCTCTTTCCGCGTGGCGATTTACAACGGAACGGGGCTATCTTTCAGCGCCACGAATGGCAATAATGTGGTGAAATACAGGACGTATAACATCAACCTGAACGCGTAACCGATGCCCATCGGCAAGATTATCACGCCGAATTTCGGGGCGCTCGGGATAAGCAACAGGCTCGGCTACCCCGGCACCGAGCCGGGTTTTGACGCGGGGCATATCGCTGCGCAGGGTCTCCCGTTTTCGTCGCATGTGGCGGGCGGATCGTATGTTATCGACCTTTTCCGAGCGGGTAAAAAGGGGGCGGCGTCTACGTCAGGGACATTCCCTGTCGGGATGTTCAATTCTATCCCCTATCTAAAATCTCCGTCGAGTTCTGATTATCTCAGTTACACCAACTCAATCAATATAACACCCGGCACTGTTACTACAGCCGTTATCGCGTTTGTAACGTCTTCGACTAGCGGCACGATCTACGGCGATAACGGCCCGTGGCAGGGTATTGGTTTATCCTTTGGCAATCTTACGGTTATCAGGAACAATGTCTCAACGGGTGTTTTTACGCCGGATGTAAACACACCGTATTTTTTCGCGGCGTCGATGTCGGTGGCCGCGAACACGTCGAATTGGGTCGCCGTAAATCTGTTAAACGGCAACCTTCAAACAGGCTCGACGACCTGTGCGGGTATGGGGGCCACGTCAAACGGAACGCTTATCGTTGGCAACGGTAGTCAGGCGTTAGTTAACGGCGGTTTCTGCGCTGGCATGTACACGGCGAACGGGCCGCTACTGTCGATTGCGCAGCTTAGGGATTGGGCCGCCGACCCGTGGTCGTATTGGTTTCCGAAGAAAGAGCCGTTTCCTGTCTATGTGCAGGGAATTGTGTCGGCGAATGCCTATACGCTGACGGCTGCGGCTGGTTCCTATACGCTCTCTGGACAGACCGCGAGCCTCAAAAAGGGGTCGCTTTTAACTGCGGCGGCGGGCTCTTATGCGCTAACTGGCCAAACCGCGACGCTCGCGCGGTTGTTAACGCTAACGGCCTCTGCTGGCTCGTATGCGGTATCTGGTCAGGACGCGTCGCTCAAGAAAGGGTCTCTTCTTTCGGCGGCGGCGGGAGCTTATACGCTCACCGGGCAAGACGTAACTCTAACATACAGCGGCCCAACCTCTTATACGCTTACTGCGGATGCTGGTTCCTATGCCTTGTCTGGCCAGGACGCCTCCCTAAAGAGGGGCTTGCTGGTTTCTGCCTCGGCGGGGTCTTATAGCCTATCTGGTCAAGACGCGGCGCTCAAGCGGGCGTTAACACTCACGGCCGGGGCAGGTTCTTATAGCCTGTCTGGACAGGACGCGGCGCTCAAGCGAGGGCTTCTTCTCTCTGCGTCAGCGGGGTCTTATGCGGTCGGCGGCCAGGACATTGGGATGTCCTATAGCGGCCAGCTTTCTATTGCCGCAGCTTACTATGTCGTTAAAGCCAGGAGACGCCGGGGGCGTTAATTGGCAGTTCTCCCGACGCCGGGGAAAACGGGCGATCCAAAGCAACAGCAACTAGCAAGGAAATGACGATGCCTTATGTTTCAATTCACGGCAAGAAGGTTGGATTCAACGAATCCGGCCTTCTCTTCCAGGGTCGCCCGGTTGGCGGCTTCACTCCTACCGGCCTTGGTCGCGGAAAGACGTGGTATGTCGACTCCGCTGTTGCGGGCTCTGACGGGTCGAGCCCTGGAACGGCTCTCGCGACGCTGGATTCGGCCTTTGCCAAATGCACGGCCAACCAGGGCGACGTTATCGTGGTCATGCCCAACCATGCCGAAACCGTGACCGGCGCGGGCGGTATCGCGCATGACGTGGCGGGCGTCTCGGTCATTGGTCTCGGCGTCGGCAACAATCGCCCGCGCTTCCTGATGGATGCGGGAACGTCCGTCACTTACGCCATTTCGGCGGCTGACGCCTATGTTGAGAACCTCGTTTTTGCCTCTGGACATGCTGATGTTGTGGCTTGCTTCGATGTGACGGCGGTTGGCGCGACGATCAAGGCTTGCGAATTCGTCAACAACGTCGTAGACGAAAACTTCAAGAGCGCGATCACCTGCTCCGGCGCGGACAATACGGCGGATATGCTGACGGTTGAGGATTGTTTCTTCTATACCGTTGACGCTGCGACGCTTGGCTTTATCCTGACGACCGGCGACGTGAATCAGATGAAGGTTCTGCGCAACGTGGTTATCTCGGAGGGCACCGGCCTTGCGACGCTTATCACCTGCGCGACTGGCAAAGATTTGAAGGGCGTCCGCGTCATGTGGAACTTCCTTTCGTCGAAGGCGACGGCAAATAATCTCTTCATCCACAATGACACGGCGAGCCCGAACAACTCCGGCATTATCGCGCATAATCGTTGCCGCCATGCTGACGTGACGGCTGGTCATACGATGGGCGCTGTTGGTGGCTGTGGTTTCTTCGACAATCTGTCTACTTCGACGGATGCCGTGTCGGGCTTTATCCTGCCAGCCATAGATGTCGATCTCTAAAACATGGCGCGCCTTATCGAAGGCGAGTCATATCGCCGCATCAAGCCCGTGGATATTTCCCGCGTTCTTCCGATTGTCGATGGCCTCTCATGGTTCCACGTCAATCAGGAAGGCAAAACGCCGGGCTCCTACGGGTGCGATGTGGTTCTCAAGCCTTTCCCGAATCCCGTTGGCGATTTGATTGACGGGCTCGGGATTGGTGGGCGGCTGGCGCGGGCGATCCTGCGCCGGTTGGAGCCTTTCCAGTCGATTCCCCTGCACACGGATACTTGGATGCCGGAAGGGATGGACTGGCGGCGCTTTCAGGTTCCGATTGTCTCTGACCCGTCCATTGTCATGGCGTGGCCGGATGCGGGGGCAAGCGTTTATCTTGAACCTGGGTATCTGTGGGAAGTCCGCTATGAGACGCCCCACGAAGTCGTCAATGGATGGGATGGGCGGCGGGTGCATCTTCAGATTGACGCAGTGGACGCGACGATATGATGGACTGGTTTTCGACAAAGCGGCTTGATAGCGCCGAAAGCCGTTTGAGAAATATCGAGCAATGGCGCGACTGGTTTAACTGGAAGGTCAAAGATATGTCTGCTGAACTTGACGCCCTGAAGGCTGCTGTCGCCGCTGACGCGGAGATGGACGCCAAATTCGTCGCCGCTGTCGACGCGATGGTTATTCAGGTGAAAGACCTGTCTGACAAGCTGGCGGCTCTGGCTGCTGCGCCGGTGGTTGACCCGGTTGAGGTTCAGGCTGTGGCCGACGCGCTGAACGCGCATGTGGCCGACATGGCGACGCATCTTCCTGCGTGAGCGACGTTCTCGACGCCATCCTTGCGCGCCTCGATGGCCTGCCTGAACAGGAGCGCAAGGAAACTCTAAAGCTGGCTGTCGACGGGGTAAAGGAACTGTTCGTTCCGAATCCTGGCCCGCAAGTGGCCGCGTATTTCTCGGAAGCGGATGAGTTGTTCTATGGCGGCGCGGCCGGGTGCGGCAAGTCGGCGCTTCTCGCTGGCATAGCGATCAACAGCCATCGGCGCTCGATCCTGTTCCGGCGTGAATATCCGCAGATCAAGGGGCTTGTCGACGAATGCGCGCGCATCCTTGGTTCAAGGGACGGCTACAACGCTCAGGAAAAGGTTTGGAAGCTCGGAGACGGGCGCGAGTTGGAGTTCGGCTCTGTCCCGCATGAGGACGACAAAGAGCGGTTTCAGGGAAGGCCGCATGATCTGGTCGCCTTCGATGAGATTTGTCACTTTACCAAAAGCCAATATCGCTTCCTGATCGGCTGGAACCGTTCGGCTATCGAAGGCCAGCGCTGCCGGATCGTGGCGGCTGGCAATCCCCCGCTGACGGCGGAGGGCGCGTGGGTGGTTTCCTATTGGCGTCCGTGGCTGGACGCGACGCATCCGAATCCGGCTGCTCCCGGCGAGTTGCGGTGGTTCACGACCATTGACGGCGAGGATGTCGAAGTCGACGGGCGCGGCCCGCATTTGATTAACGGGCGGGAAGTGTTCGCCCGGTCGCGGACGTTCATTGGCGGGCGTCTTGAGGATAACCCGGACCTAATCCGGTCTGGTTACGCCTCGACGCTGGAAGCCATGCCGGAACCGATGCGGACCATGCTTCGCGAGGGGCGGTTCGATGTCGGGATGCGGGACAATGAGTTTCAAGTTATCCCGACTTCATGGGTTCTGGCTGCTCAGTCTCGCTGGACGCCGGATGGCGGAAAAGATTTCGCCATGACCGCGATGGGGTTCGATCCTGCGGGCGGTGGCGATGACGCGGCGGCTTTGGCGTTTCGGCATGGCGGATGGGTCGCGCCTCTGGTGACAGACAAGGGCGATGTGACGGCGGATGGCGATTTCTCCGCGCGCGTCATCTTCAAGTATCGCAAGGACAACTGCCCTGTCGTGGTTGACATGGGCGGCGGGTATGGCGGATCGGTGTCGCTGCGGCTGAAGGATAACGGGGTCGTATGCGCGCCGTTCAACGGGGCCGGGGCCTCGAATGCGCGAACGAAAGACGGGGCAAACCTGTCGTTTCGGAATAAGCGGGCTGAGTCCTGGTGGAGGTTGCGCGAGGCGCTCAACCCTGAGAGCGAGCATGGCGACGCGATTGCGCTGCCGCCTGATCCCGAGTTGCGAGCCGATCTGTGCGCGCCGACGTGGGAACTGAGCGCGAGCGGAATTCTAATCGAGTCCAAGGACGATATTCGCAAGCGTCTCGGTCGTTCTACAAACAAGGGCGACGCGGTTGTGATGTGCTGTTCTGAAGGAACGGCCGTTGCCAAGAAGCTTTTGTATGCCGGTCAACAGCGGCCTCAATCCGCGTCTATCGGCTATTCGAAAATCAAGGAAAGGTATCGAGGCAAACGATGAGCGCGATCGGAAGGCTATTTTCTCCCCCTCCCCCGCCGCAGCCAATGCTGATTATGCCGTCGGCGCAGAATACTCCGACGCCTCCCCCTGCCCCGCCTCGGATGCCGGACGCTCAGTCTCCGGCTCTCAAAGAGGCGGCTATTCAGCGCATGGCGGGTCGTCGCGGCGGTCGCTCGTCAACCCTTCTCGGCGGCTCTGACGATAGCGGCGGCGGGATGAAGGCTGATTACACCGGCACGAAGTTGGGCGGATGATAACCGCATCAAAAATCACAATGCGAGATCTAAAGCGCGTGATGGAAAAGTTTAAAGACGAGCGCAATTGGTGGGTGGATTTCCCTCCTGCTTCGCGCCCTGTCGTGTTCTATTCACCGGCGTTTTACGAGTTTGCGAAAGAACATCTTGGCGACGGCGTTGATGTGAGGATGCAAGAGCTAATCCCAATGTCCACTGAAAACCCCAAGAACGGCGGCTGATAAGTGAAAACCAGAGCGCGCGAGATATGCGAGCAAGGCGAGCGGCTGTTCGGCAAGCGGACGCCGATTGTTTCGCGCTGGCAGGATATAGCAGAGCAGTTCTATCCTGAGCGCGCCGACTTTACGAGCAAGAATAATCTAGGCGAAGATTTCGCGGGCCATCTCATGTCCGGTTTCCCGGCGATGTGTCGGCGCGATCTGGCCAACCAAATCGGGGCTATGCTACGTCCTCGCGGGCATAACTGGTTCAAGCCGATCACGACGCATGATTGGATTAACGAAGATCAGGCGGCAAAACAGTGGCTAGACTATGCGGCGCGGGTCATGCGCGTGGCGATCTATGACACACAATCCGGTTTCGTGCGCGCGACGCGCGAAGGCGACCACGACTTTGCGACGTTCGGTCAGGCGGTTATTCAGATTGAAACTAATCGTGATTTGACAGGCCTGCTCTATCGCTGCTGGCATTTGCGGGACGTGGCGTGGTGTGAGAACGCCCACCTTCAGATCGACAAGGTTCACCGCAAGCAGAAGCTCCCCGCTCGCGATCTAATCCGCCTGTTCAAAGGAAAGGGAGAGATAAGCCCGGCCGTCTACAATGCGGCTGAGAAAGAGCCGTATAAGGAATTTAATATCCAGCATGTCGTCATGCCTGCCGATGACTACGACATGGCCAACGGCAAGCGTAGGAGAATGCCGTTCGTGTCGCTCTACGTCGACATGGATAATGAGACCATCCTTGAGGAAGTCCCGGCCAAGCGAACGGGTTATGTAATCCCCAGGTGGCAAACGGTTTCCGGCTCGCAATACGCTCATTCCCCGGCGACGGTCATCGCCATTCCAGACGCCCGGATGCTTCAGCGCATGACGCTGACGCTGCTTGAAGCCGGGGAGAAAATCGTCGATCCGCCGATGATCGCTGTTGGAGAGCATGTGTCTGGCGGAATCAATACCTGGGCGGGCGGCGTCACCTATGTCGATGCCGACTACGACGAAAGAACCGGCGAAGTCCTGCGTCCGATGTCGACGGATGCAAAGGGTCTGCAATGGGGAACTGACCGCGAAATGCGGGTGCAAGAAATGATTACCCGCGCGTTCTATCTCAACCAAATCCATCTCCCGGACGTTTCCGGCGAGATGACTGCGTATGAGACGCAAAAGCGGGTCGAGGAATATATTCGCAACGCACTTCCGCTGTTTGAGCCGATGGAAGTTGAATATAACGGCGGCGTTTGCGACACGACATTTGAAATTCTGCTTGAGCTTGGGGCTTTCGGGAATCTCTATGACGAGATGCCGGAAATTCTCCAAGGGCAGGATATTCGCTTTAGTTTTGAAAGCCCGTTGCAGGCGGCGCAAACCCGCGCTAACTCGGCGGCATTCCAGCAGACGGCGCAAGTTCTCGCCACGGCGGCGCAACTCGATCCAAATATTCACTACGTTGTCGATCTCGACAAGGCGACGCGCGACGCCATCGAGGGGACGGGCGCTCCTGCCGACTGGCTGGTTCCGAAGGACAAGGCCGACGCCTCGAAGCAACAGGCGTCCGCCGCTCAGGCGCAACAGGCTCAAGACGCCGAGATGATGGGCCAGCTTGGGGCCGGGGCTGAAATCGCCGGGAAGGCTGGCGGGGCCATGCAGGCGATTAACGAAGCCATGATGGGCAACGCTGCCTGATGGCCAAGCGTATCGTCAACGCGCGTGATCCTGCGCCGCATATCGCCGCGCCGTTGGATAGGTCTGTCGCCGCGTCCATCAAGGCGCTGGCGAGAGGGGAAGCCGCCCCTGAACAGCAACAATTGGCGCTGAAGTGGATCGTCGAGGCGGCGTCTGGAACCTATGAAAGCGTCTATTTCCCCGAGAGCGTGAGGCAATCGGATTTCGCTTCGGGAAAGCGGTTCGTCGGGAATCAGATTGTCGGCATTATCAATATGTCGATGTCGGTTTTCGATGAGAAAAAGTAACTTCACAGAAGGAACTGTTTATGGTTGACGAAGTGACAGGCAACCCGCCAGAAGGCGGCTCTGTCGAGACTGAAGCGCCCGTTTCGACTCCCGCCCCGTCCCTGCTTGAAGGGGGGGGCTCGGAAACTCCCGCTCCTGCTGGTTCCGCCGCATGGCCTGAGAACTGGCGCGAGGAATGGGCCGGTGGCGATGACAAGGCGCTGAAGCGTCTGGCGCGGTTTACCGACCCCAAGTCTGTCGCCAAGAGCTACTTTGAACTGGAGAAAAAGCTTTCGTCCCGGCCAACTGTTCCGACGCTTCCCGAGAATGCAACCGAGGAACAGGTTGCGGAATATCGGAAGGCCATCGGCGTCCCTGACGAAGGGAAGTATGATGTCGAGTTGGGCGGCGGGTTCGTCTGGGCCGACAAAGATCAGGAAGTTCTGACGGATTTCCAGAAGCACGCTTATGAAGCGAATATGCCAGCTGGCGAGTTCAAGAAGGCGCTCGCTTGGTATGCCCAATGGCAGGAAAAGACCCAGAACCAAGTCGCGGAGATGGATTCAAGCTTTCGCGCTCAGTCCGAAGAACAGCTGCGCGAGGAATGGGGACCGGATTTCCGGCGCAACATTAACGCCACGGCGTCGTTGTTCTCTGGTCTGAACGATGAAGTCAAGAACGCGCTGTTCCTGGCGCGTATGCCTGACGGGCGCATGATTGGCGATCATCCCGAAGTCGTCGGATTCTTCTCCAAGCTGGCGCGGGAACTTAACCCGGCGGCGACGCTGGTCCCGTCTTCTGGCGGCGATCCATCGAAGGGCGTCGATGAAACGATTGCCGCTTACGAAAAGCGCATGGGCGATGACCGGGCTGGCTGGTTTAAAGACACCAAGTCGCAGGAACATTATTCGCAGCTTTTAGCTGCGCGCGAGAAGATGAAATCTCGCTGACATTCCGAGGGCGTTCGCGCCCTCTGATACCTGTGGAGAGTAACCGGCAACCCGCCAAGCGGCCCCGGCGAAACCCGCGCAAACCCGCGCAAATGTGCGCAAACACTGCCTAAAGGTAAGACCTGATCTGACGGCTCCCAAGTAGCGGCCTGCTTTAAGCAATAACCCGCGAACAGCTAACGATCAGACAACCGAACCGCAAGGCGCTTCCTAAAAATGGAGGCCCTCGTGGCTGACTCTGCATTTAAAACCATGTACCGTAACGAAGCGATTGCGGGATTTGAGGTTATGACCTCTTCGCTGCGCCAGTCGACCGTTACCGAAGCTAACTTCTCTGGTAACTCTGCAATCTTCCTTGTCGCCTCTTCCGGCGATGCGACCTATACGACGCGCGGCGTCAATGGTCTCATTCCGGCTCGCGCCGACAGCCTGACGCAGAACACCTGCACGTTGACGGAAAAGCACGATCTTGTCCGCAAGACTGGCTTCAACATCACCAACTCGCAGGGCGATCAGCGCAAGATCATGCAGGACACGACGCTTGGCACGATTAATCGCGCCATCGACACGGAAATCCTGTCTGCTCTCTCCTCGTCCACAACGACCATTTCGACTGCTCAGACCATGAGCTTTGAACTGGTCCAGCGCGCCAAGACCAAACTCGGCAACAACGACATTCCGGTTGAAGACATCGACAACCTGTTTGCCGTCGTTTCGCCTGCCGCGATGGCCTACATCGAACAGGCTCCAGAGTTCTCCAGCCGCGACTATGTGTCGGTCCAGCCGCTCGTTGGCCCGTCGCGTCGCATGCTTCGCTGGGCGGGCTTCAACTGGATCGTCACCAGCTTGATTTCCGGGATCGCGACCTCGGCTGAGTATGTTTACTTCTACCATCGCAATGCGATTGGCTCTGCCGCGAACAAGTCCGGTATCGACGCCATGGCCGACTACGACGCGGAACAGGATTATTCCTGGGCTCGGGCCTCGGTCTACTCTGGGGCGAAAATGCTTCAGACGGGCGGCATCGTCAAGGTAACTCACGACGGCAGCGCTTACGCTTAATGGAGGTCTGAACTATGGCTTATGATACTGCAAACCCTCCGAAGCTGCTCGTCGGCTCTTTCAACCGCAACGACGGCCCGTCGCTGTGGGTTTACAAGGATGCTGACGTTGCTGCTGACGTTGACGCCTCGGGCTACTTCACCGATGGAGACGCCCTTGGCATGAAGGTGGGCGACTTCATCCTTCATTACGAGACGGCGACGCCTCTCTGCCATGTGTGGTGCGTTATCACCGTGACGGCTGGCGGCGCTGCGACCGTCTGCGGCACGGCGAATAACCTCGACATGACGATGGCGTAACGACAATCGAGGGGCGGGATGGTCTCGCCCCTCTCTCTTGAAAGGCATAAAATGACGACTCCGAATGAAGCGAGAATGCTCGGCC